TTCACCAAATTACCAAGGACTTCACTCTTATCTTCATGGTGGTCGTCTCTCTCTTCTACCTTTGCTTTGGATTTGTTTCCGAGCATGAGTATAGAGTAAGGCAACTCTATTTAGGGTGTCAATACATCTACTGTTAGATTTGTATTCACGATCTTATTATATTGTCTACAAAGAACTTCACTTGATTCGTGTTCCCATTTATGGTAGACATTCTTAAGTTGTTTTGTATAATCATTACCATCACATTCTTTCATTTCTTCGGCAACTATGGTTTTGATTAATACATCTCTTGTTAAGTTAGTCATGCTTGAGTTTTAATATCCAACAAAGAGTTCACCATTATAACACAAAGAGTTTTTCACAGAACTCTTCTTGGCTGGTTTTCCTATGTAGGATTTTATTATTTATCGATATAGTTATTTTCAATCAACCACTTTTTAGTCAGAGGTGTGGGAGGATATATGGTCCACATTTTACCAGCAGCACAAGCAGAGAGTGCTTTAGCAGTCATGCCTTCAGTCTTACCTGCCCACATTGCTTCCGATTCCCAAGGCACTGAATGTTTTGGATAAGTGTCCTCTACCATTTCTCTCCAAAGTTTGGGCACATCTTCTTCTGGTTTAATAATAGCAACCAAACTATTCTTAATACTACCTGCCATACAATCCTGTGCAGCGTGCCATCCCTCATGACGCATAACAGTCATAAGTGTTGATGGTCGATGCATAAAAGCATCATTCAAATAAAAGTTGTTACTTACAGTATGATAAACACCACGATGCCCGACTGGAAAGTATTTTTGGTCTGCTAAAAAAACCATAACTCCGACTTTATCAAGGGATACCAACATCTGGTCAAACTCCACATTAATAGCAGAATAATCAGTGTCGGGATAGTTATTTTTAATATCCTTGATACTTGTGATTCTTCGAACATTGTCGGTGCATTCTCGTAAGATCATGCAACCCAAAGAGTCCATAGTATTGAATCCTTTAGTTGGTTTGGCAATTGCCGAAGAACTAAATGAAATTGCTACTATTAATGCAGCAAAAAGATTTTTCATGAGTAATATGCCTCATAGTATTTAACTAATCCATTAGTATTTACATTACCTTGTGATACCCAATCATGGGCACATTCGTAAATACTTTGATTTGAATATCTTGGTGTTCCATCAGAATTAATTTCTCTCCCAAATTTATGAAGAAGAATATTAAGAGCACTAGTTCTTAGTGCAGTTTTTTCCTTACTGTAACGCCAATCCTTATTCATCGATATTGTCCCATACCAGTGCCAGAGTTCCAACCACCAGAACCTTCTTGAAAGTTCTCAGAACCACCTTGAGTTTCTTTTACAGTGTTCCAATTTTTAGTTGCTTTCTCATACATCACTTGGTGAATGTTTTCAGGTTCTTGAGTCTTTTCTTTTCTTTGCTCTTCTTTAATTTTAGATTCTGCGGCAACTTTTTCTTCATACTGAATTGCTTTTTGTGATTTTGGTGCAGATCCAAACCAAGGATCATAAGGAATGCTTACAGGTGCAGGAACACCAGTATAAGTATACTTATTTTCTGAAGGAATATTTCCATAAGGACTATATCCATGACTAAAGTAACTGGAACCACACTCATGGATGGGTGCTTCTAGTTTAGCACAATCAACTTTTTGATTATCAATTACACATTCAAGTTTTTTCTCTTTAGTGGAAACTTTTTTAAGTGTTGATACTGTGGATTTAATTGCCGATTTAATTTTTTTAATCATACTAATACCATTTTCTTAGTGTAATCATAAGCATAAAGTTCTCTATAACCTTTGATTCCCCAACCTAACCAATAATATGCAGGAACCATATACTGTCTTACTGTACGACCAGTCCCTTCAAACTCTGGAAGATATCTTTGGAAAATATTCTCATTAATCATATAACGAGTTTGACATTCAAGTGTACTTGGATCACAATCATACTTGACAGCAAATTTACCAAGTCCTTTATATCGTCCAATAGAAGTCCATTGAATCAATCCATAACCACCAGAATAACATTTATCATAAGAAACTCTTGCACCACCTTCACAAATATTTGGATGAAAATTTGATTCTGATTTAATATTGCCAAGAATAGTTGCTAATGCATTGCGATCAGTAATTCTTGTATGTTCTTGAAGTGCTGCTAAAACATACTGCTCATTAGGATTGCACTCAGGACATTTCCATGTTTTTTCAACTACTTCAAGTTTAATTGCTTCTTCTACATTTTCAGAAACATTAACTGCAGGTGGATTATCAATTTCAGTGATTGATGGATAAGCACAAGCTGCCGATGCTGTTAAACAAAGTGAAGCAAAAATAGATTTAAACATTGAATTAATTACATAGAACATCCGTTTCAAAAACAATATCGTTTTTCATACGGCACAGGGTATATAGAAGAAAATATTAATCTTCTCCAAGATACTCCAGAGAATAAATTTCATGATCTTCAATATCAGGATCTAACCATTCGGCAAATTCTGACTGAATCGCATGAGCATCTTCAACAGATTTTAGCACGTCATCAGTTTTCATATCACATAGAGTGTGCATTCGATCAACTGCCCAGTCGTGTGTCACTTGCAACGTCTTTTCCAAAATTTCCATAATCTTTTCGCATGTAACGACCTAGGATATTGCTATTATAGTATGCCGGACCTCCTGTGTCAAGAGACTCACTCAAGACATTATTCAAGAATAATTGCTTGGTCTCTTCATAGTTACAAAGACCTTTAGTCGTATGCAAACTCAGTATAACTCTACTGAAGGTCTCTTTACCATACTTTTTAATATCTTCTTTTAACTCAGGACAAGAACCATAATACTTTTTCCAATCCGATTCTTGTTTTACTTTTCTCTTTTTTCCTGGTGGTTTTCTAAACGACCAAAAGTATTTCCTTCCAAGATATTTACGGTTGGTGGAAACGTTGGTAATACAGTAAACAAAACCAAAATACTCATGAATAGCATCAGAGTCAAAAACTTTCCCATCATAAGTCCATGGGTTTTCATAGCTCATCTAGTAGAACTCAATGAGCTATTATTTATCTTCAATGGAGACAAACCTAGTCTAGCAATAAAAAAGCAGGGTGTCAAGCCCTGCTGTGTATTATGTAAGTTTTATATCAGTCCTTAGGCATCTTAGCACCCGACTTATGACGGGTTATGCCTGCAGAGTCAACATAAGTTTCTCTTTCTCTTCTGGGGGTCACATAACCAACTCCAGGAACTGCACCAGTCTTACCGGCATCTCTAGCAGCATTTCTTGCTGCTGCTCTTTGTGCTGCTCTCTTACGATTACGATCATAAGAACTCATTGCTTCATCAAGCCATGCTTCAAACTCTTCTTTCTTCATTCCTGCTTTATACTCAGCATCTCTTCTTGCCTTTTGTTGAGCAGGAGTCAGTGAATAGTCGTGACCAAAGTCTCTACCAGTGGAAGTAGTACCTTCACGCTTTCTCTGAGCAGCAAGACGCTTTTCTCTTCTTGCCTGCATTGCAGCAAGTGAATCTGCTTCACTAATAATATCAATCGCTTCCTCATCAATCAGGTTTGCCATTATCCACTCTGCTTCTTCTAGAGTTTCTGCATACCCTTCTACTTGGAGGAACTCAAGAACTACATCAAAAGCATCAAACTCTTCTTGACGAAGTGACTTACGACGCTTCTTCTCAATCTGCTTACGAGTAAGAACTTCTCCTTGACCACGATTAGCATCAGGATCATAATTACTAGGAGGAGTATAATTACTTCCAAAAGTCTTGATGTTTCGTCTTACACGTTGAGTATGTTGCTTATTGCTCATACGACGTGAATCTTCTCCAATTGCTTCTAGTTCTTCTTTCTTGAGGTTTGCTTTACGATACTCCAGATCTGCACGAGTGCCACGATCCATCTTACCCTGTGACTTGGGCTTGGTCTTACCACCTACATCAGGTTGCATACCAGGGTTTGCTGCTTTGACTCTACGACCATGGGTGTATTCAGCACCTGATTGCTTTGAGTCACCAGACACCATCTTACCACCCTGAGAACGGGAGTCGGCATATTCTTTATCTGACTGACCGTGCTTGCCTTTGTAGACTTCCTCAACATCTTGAGGTGCATACATTTGATTATAAAGTTCTTGAATTGTTGCAATATCGTTGTAGTTCATTTGCTCTTTCCTTGCTCTATCGGTTACATAATCGGCACCTGCCTTGACAGCACCAGCACCAACAGAAACTGCCTTAGAAGCACCTCTAACCAGTTTCTTAAGTCCTCTCTTCAGAAGACCATCTCTTCTTTTTCTAGGTGCTGCTGATGAACCTCCATCAGAACCACTGGAAGAAGATGATGAAGGAGTTGAAGAATATGTAGAAGACTCACCACTCGAAGAGGATGATGAAGGAGTTGAAGAATCTGTAGAAGACTCACTACCAGAACCTTTCTTACCTCTCTCATATCCTTTCTTAGCAGCACTCTTAACTGCACTACCTGCTCTCTGTGCCGTACTCACTGCCCTTGCAGCAAGTCCTACACCACCTTGTACTGCCTTTCCTACTTTCTTGACCGCACCTTTGATTCTTGAAAGTGCCGATGCTTTCTTCTCTGAAGAACCACTAACTTTTTGCTTACTGACATTTAACCTTGCTCTTGCCTTAGCACCAGCATCACCACTACCTTCACCAGCAGCTGCGGCAACCTTATTCTTTGCTCTTAGTGCAGCAACCTTTGCAGGATTAGTTACTTCACTTAAAAGTTCCAATTCAGAATCAATCGACTCACAAATCGTTTCTTCTAAAATTTCAATATCAAGTCCTTCTTCCAAGCACTCATTAAAAAACTCAGTTACTTGTTCTTCAATATACTCATCTGTAAGATCATCAAGATCTTCATCAGTAAACTCATCTAAGATACTTTCAAACTTAGGAGCATATACACTCTCATAGAGATTTCTAAGTTCTCCATATTCTGATTGAGATAAAGCTTTCATTTTAATTCTTAAATTACCCTTTATAAGGATATTTATAAAAAAAGAGGGTCTTAATGACCCTCCTCATATGCTTCATATCCATCATATTCTCCAAACAGATAATCATCTGCTTTTGCTGCTTCTTTATATGCTTCTAAAGCATCTTCAGTTTTTACACAATTACATTTACAATTACCTTTACAGAGAGAATCCTGCAAAGGTATCTTTGGTAACGTCTTGCTTGATTCCTCCGACAATGTAAGATTCGACTTCTGTTTCTTGTGGAGCCACTTGGAGACCCTTTGACGAAATCCAATGTTCCGTCCAGGGGAGTGGATTATTCTTTGCTGGTATGTCATAGATTGGTTTAATTCCGATTGCCTTCATTCTACGATTAGCAATCCATTCGACATACTGCTGTAACAGTTTGTCATTTAGACCAATCATAGATCCATCTTTAAACAAATATTCTGCCCAAAGTTTTTCCTGATTTACAGCATTCTCAAAAGTGCGAACTAACCAAGGTTCTTCTTCCTTAGCAATTTTCTTCATCTCAGGATCATCACCGTTCATCCAATTTTTCAGAATATTTTGTGTAATAACTAGGTGTTGATTTTCATCTCTTGCGATGAGAGAGATGATTTTTGCACTTCCTTCCATAAGCTTGAGTTCGCCAAAAGCAAAACTGCAAGCAAAGGATACGTAAAAGCGAATACCTTCAAGAATATTAACATTTGCAACTGCTCTATAGAGTTTGCGTTTGAGTTCATATCTTCCTTCTAGTGCGGTGGGAACTTGCTCTAATGCGTGCATCCAATCATTTCCATTATCATACTGATGTGCATGATTAATGAAATCGTTATATGCTTGTGTCACACTGACTGCACGTTCCATAATACGATCCTCTTTGAGGATAGTATCAAAAACATCTGATGGATTTGAATATACATTCTTGATGATGTAGGTGTAGGAACGACTATGAATCATCTCCATAAACTCCCAAACCTTCATACATGCTTCCAATTCGGGAAGAGAGCAGTATGGAGCAAATGCCATACCAGGACCTCTTCCTTGCACAGAATCAAGCATAACCTGATATTTCAGGTTACTAGTAAAGATATGCTTTTGTTCAGGTCGTAGTGATTGATAATCTCCACGATCTTTCTGAAGAGAGACCTCTTCAGGTCTCCAAAAATAACCAAGTTGCTGAGTAGTTAGTTTTTCAAAAATTGGATACTTGTAAGAATCATATCTCTGAATTCCAAGTGGTTTACCGAAAAACATCGGTTGCTTTTTAGTATCAACCTCTTCAGAATTAAATACGGTCATAGAATCGACCACTGGACTCTCCTCTTTATTTGTCTTAAATCTTACAAGACTCACAGTCTTCCTCCTCTGCTGCTTCTAATTGACTAATCAAAGTATCAAGTGATTCAGTAGATTCTTCATCTACCTCATCAGTTTTAATATCATATGTGTTTTGGTAGTAACTGGTTTTCCAACCGTACTTATATGTAGTTAAAAGATCTTGTGCCATTACGGACACAGGTATCTCATTGTTTGGATAATGCTTAGGATTATAACTCCAGTTACCAGAAATTGCCTGATCAAAGAACTTTTGCATTACTGCAACGATATTGATATAACCTTTATTCGAAGTCATATCCCAGAGCAATGTGTAATTATTTCTCAGTGTATTATACTGCGGAACAATCTGCTTAAGAGGTCCTTGCTTTGATTTTTTAATGGACAAGAATCCTCTAGGTGGTTCGATTCCATTGGTTGCATTTGACACAACGGAACTGCTCTCTGAAGGCATTTGTGCGGACAGTGTTGAGTTCCTAACACCATACTGCCGTACTTGTGCCCGAAGACCCTCCCAATCATAGTGAAGCTCATTTGGCACAATCTCATCTACGTCCTTCTTGTATGTATCAATCGGAAGAATTCCCTGACCATATTTGGTGCGATCACTATATCCACAAGCACCCTTTTCTTTCGCAAGATCAGTGGTTGCTTTGATCAAATAATACTGGAATGCTTCTGTGAGATCATGAACGAGTTTCCATGCTTGAGGTTCTTCATAGTCCCAACCATTTTTGGCAAGGTAGTGTGCAAGTCCAATGTAACCGATTCCAAGTGATCTACGTGCTTTGGTTGCAATTTCTGCTGCTTTGACGGGATATTGTTGAAAATCAATAAGTTCATCAAGACTCCTAACAGCAAGATCGCAAAGAATCTGAAGATCTTCAAGGTCACGGAGTTTACCAACATTGATAGCACTAAGAATGCAAAGAGCAATTTCACCACTAGTATCATCAATATGCTGCAAAGGTTTAGTTGGAAGTGTAATCTCTTGGCACAAGTTGCTCATCTCAACTTTATCCATAAAGGATGAGTGAGAATTGCAGTGATCAATGTTCATAATGTAGATTCTACCAGTTTCTGCTCTCTCTTTCAAGAGATCCATAATGAGTTCTTGAGCACCGATAGTTTTTCTTGGAATAGACTGATCTGATTCATAATCATTGTATAGTGCATCAAATCCATCAGTGCCAAAAGCATCATACAGACCAGGAACGTCGTGTGGACTGAAGAGGGAGATTTCTTCGTTGTTGATGAAACGTTCATAGAAGAGTTTAGAAATTTGGATACTATAATCTAACTTACGAACTCGGTTATCTTCAGTTCCTTTATTATTTTTTAGGACTAAGATGTCTTCGATTTCTTGGTGCCAGATTGGGAAGTGGACAGTTGCTGATCCACCTCTGATGCCATTCTGAGTGCAGCATCTGACAGTTGCTTCAAACTTTTTGAGGAATGGGACAACACCTGTATGCTTAACTTCTCCACCTCGGATCTTACTGTTGATGCCACGGATTCTGCCTGCGTTGATACCGATGCCCGCCCTTTGTGCAACATATCTGCCGATAGCCATATCAGAACTAAAGATGCTATCGAGGGAGTCATCAACATCAACAAGAACACAGCTAGCATATTGTCGAAGTGGAGTTCGCACTCCCGCCATGATAGGTGTGGGAATGTTGATTTTGTGTCGTGAGATTGCGTCATAGTATTTTTTTACGTAGTCCAGACGAGTCTCTGTAGGGTACTTAGAAAAAATTGTTGCTGCAATTAGAAGGTACATGAACTGTGGAGTTTCATATACCTTTCCAGAACTTCTGTCCTGCACGAGGTACTTATCACAGACTTGACGTAGACCTGCATAAGTAAACAGATAGTCACGACTATGATCGATATACGACTCAAGTTTATTAAATTCTTCATCACTATACAGATTGAGAATTTCTGCATCATAGACACCTTTATCAACACAAGTTTGAATATGTGTCTTTACACTTGGAGTCTCATGCATACGTCCATACAATTGCTTGCGAAGTGCAAACAGAAGTAAACGTGCCGCAACAAACTGATAGTTTGGATGATCCAAACTCACCAAATCAGAAGCAGAACGAATTAGAATCTCTTGAATTTCTGCAGTCGTAATACCATCATAAAACTGAATACCGGATTGTATTTCAACTTGAGATGCAGAAACACCAGCAAGATCCTTACATGCTTCTTCTACCATTACATGTAGTTTATTTAGATCCAGTGTTTCAGTCTTACCATTTCTCTTAATAACTTTAGTCCCGTTGCTCATATCTTTTTCCAATTGTTGAATTTAATCTTTGCTTCTAAACCAGAATAGGTATTTAATTCTAACATTTTTTGGACATTATGTCCAGCAATAACCATGTCGTTGATGTCTTTTTCTATGACTCCACTTGGCCAGATGACGACTCTTTCCCCTCTTGATATACACTTACCAATTCGGTTGACAATTTCTCTATTCCGGGGCTCATTATCATAAACAAAAATGATACTGCTTCCCTCAAAACAACGAACATCACCATCACTGCCACATAAAGCCAAGCTATTATTGATGAAAGTGCTGTCAAAGGGTCCTTCGACCACATAGATTGGTAGTTTTTTATTGACTGTATCAAGTCCATAAATCTTTGGTGCTCCTTCGTCTAACATCACGGTGATATATTTAGTGAATGATTTTCCTAGTGCTCTGCCCTGAAAACCAATCAAATTTTTATCCTTATCATACATGGGAATGACAATTCTTGCCTCGTCCTTATTGATGGTATCAAATGTTTGTTTTTGAGTATTCGTCCACTCCATGAACTTGTCGGCATAATAAAACTTATTTGGATCTATTTTACGATTTCTTAGATACTCTGCTGCAACAGGATTTGACGATGCCTTGGGAAGATCAATAGATTTTTTAAAAATAGGTTTCTTAAAGTCAAACTTTGGTTCTTCCACAACAAAGTTTTTTCCAGTATGACCATCTCTAAACTTTTCAAGAGTATATTGCTTATGCAATGTAGCATCCATCTTTTTGAGAAAATTATTAAAAGATGAACTTGCACCACAATTATGGCACTTAAAATTTGTATTATTCTTTACTCTGTAAATATATCCTCTTGTCTTATTTTTATTCTTTTGCGAATCTCCACAGAGAGGGCACCGAAAAGTATACAAGTCGGTCTTAACTCTCTTAAATTTTTGAAGACGCGAAGATACTAGTCCAATATACTTGGAATCCACCAAATCCATTATGCTTCGAGTATTACTTCTGGTTCTCTATTATAACGGGTTGTGTGGGGGGAGTCAAGAAGAATGGTATAATCCTACTTCCGGCACCTACCAAGAGTGCTAGAACGGCAGCAGCTGCACCTGCCTGCCACTTAAATTTTGATAAGGCACTTATATTTTGTTCTATTTTATCAATTCTTTCATGAATGATTTTATGATCCTTTTCACTTTCACTCTTGACTTCATCAATCATCTTAATGATAAGGTCATCAGTTTTCATACTTTGCTCAATTCTCTCATCGTGCTTTGTAAGAATTTGAGCAATACGATTATTTCCTTCTGATATCTTTTCTACTGCAGACTCTAACTTCGCTAGCATTTCCCTAGACAAATCTTCATACATATCAAGTTTAGATTCAAGAACTGCTACTTTAGAATTCTGAGAAAACATTATTTTTCTCCAGACCAACGTTTTCTAGCACCAGGCATTAAACCTCTAGCAATAATTGGTGGTCTTTTTTTCTTCTTCAAATGTACAGGTGGATCCTCTCCAGGTCTAATGCCTGCAATACCACCAGCACTAACACTCATAGTTGGTGCCTCTTCCTTCAAATTAAAGGATCGAATTATATTCAGTATATTGCCTAATCTTTTATCGTCCATTAGATTTCTTGTAGTTTTTCTAGACAATAAGTATCTTCTTTTATTTCACTTATTTTAGTTTTTGGATATTCTGAAAGTCGATTTAAAAAAATCAAAAAACTTTTTATACATGACCACAACTCAATCTCAAGATTATAAAATAATAGAGGAACTGCCGCATCACCAAATACATTAAACAAAACAGTTAAATGATTTAGTATGAGATGCGTCTTGAGTTCCCCCGTATTCTTATATCGTTTCAGCAATCTTTTAATATATTTAATTCGCTTCAAATCATCTTCAAAGTCGTCCCTAGTTATTGCCTGAGGATTATCATAGAATTTTATAGCAAAAAGCAAATAATTGCTTTCATTCAATTCATCAAATCTCATACTTTATCTCATATTATCAAACTAAACCTTCGGCAGTATTGTCGGTACCAGCATCTGTAGAAATTCCACCAGCAACTAGAACTTCATGCTTAACTCTGAGTCTTCCGTGCATATCAACATAAGTTGTAATTCCAACCCATCCAGAATGTCCAACTGCATATGCAGTTGTTGATGCTGCACTAACTTCATTCTGATCGATACCATAAACAACACGAGTTACAGGATTAGTCGAGAGACCTGTTTGAACCTCAGGTGCTGCATATGCAGTATCTGCCATTGCATAAAGTGGTTCTTGCGAAATTACAAATGCCGTTCCCGCAGGAACTGTTGTAACCCCAGCAACCATATAATCTGTAGAATAGATCGTTAAAGATCCATTATTAGCAACAGCATCAACTACAGCAAATCCATAAGTTGCTCCAGCACCAACATTGATAACATCTCCTTGGGAGACACCATCATCAGTAAATGTTGTTCCGGCACCAGTAACAGTCTTACTAGCAAAATCAATAGAAATAGTTCCTGTGCTCGTTACTAAGTCTTTATTGCCCCAAAGAGCCATGTTTCCTTACCCTATAATTTCTTTATATTGATATTTATATTATTCAGCTTCTCTTACCTTGATTGCACTTGCAACCACTTCAAGAAGTTGATCATCCATTTCAGTCTTGGTCAACTTGACTGCTTTGCCAAGAATTACTAAACAAATCTCAATCAATTTTTCTCCAAGTTCTTCATTCTCAGGAATCTTAGCAACGGCATCAGCAATAATCTTTGATGCTAGTGGAAGAAGAAATGCCATAGTTTTATCCAAAAGTCTAAACTATATAGCAAACTTATCAATAATAACGGGTATTTCTATGGACGTTATATGGGGTTTTTTTATCAACTTCATATGATCTTTTCTTTGCTGCTTCCATATCTTTTGAGAAGTCACTAAACTTTTTCTTCCCTTTCTTTTCAGAATCAACTTTCTTCATAAACTTTTTATCGTTCAATAAAGAAGAACGAAGTGCTTCTCCAAACATTTTTGGACCTTTTGTTTTTCTTTCAGCAGCCTTTCTTTCACCTTCAGTCGCACCTTTCTGAGCAAGAGTTCTTATTTTAGCAGAACGTTGTTGCTGTCTATGTGCCTTAGGGTCAATAGTAAATGACTCCTTTGCTTCTTTCTTCTCAGGAAGTTTGTCGTGCTTGGTAGATGCAAAATCTTTCGCATCTTTCTTCTTCATAGATGCTGCTGCCTGTGCAACCTCAGGGGAAGGTGCTTTCATCTCCCCCTTCTTTACGGCATGGACCATTCCCATAAACCGTTGCTGTGCTTTAGATACTGCAGGCATAATCAGTCTCTTGGTGAATCGTATTTTGCTCTTGCTTGTGATTCTCTTCTTTCTTTAGAAGTTAAACCGTGCTTTGCTGCTCTTCTTGCTTGAGCACCACGACGACGTGCTGCAGCATCACCTTCAGTTTCCTTTGCACCAGGAACTTTCTTTATCTGACGGGAACCAGGATTTTCTTTACGAAATTTAGCAACTAATGCAGCAGCACGACCCTCTCTTTCATATCCAGCAATTTTCTTGCCTTGTGCTTCTACCTCAGGTTTTCTCTCCTCAGTCATTTCACCTTCCATATCATAAGACATCTTGAGACCCATTGCTCTCAACTTGTTCTTTGTGAGATTGATTCTGGTTGGAATTTCTCTTGGATCCATTGCCTTCACTTCACCTTCCTTTTTCGGACATTCACAAGGTGACTTACCACACTTTTCGCAAGTATCACAAGACTCACTATAATTCAGAGGAAGTCTTCCCTGCTTTTGCATCTGCATTGTTTGCTTCTGCAGCATAATTTTTTTCTTTAGCATCTTATCTTTATTCATAAGTTGCTTTCTTTCCTCTGGGGAAGGACCTGCTGCCTTTGCTGCTGCTTCCTGTTCCTCAAGTCTTTGCGATTTCAAAGCATCAAGTTCTGCACGAATGCTTTCACCAATTGTTGGGGATGTATTTACTTTATTCTTTCCCTTCATTACATCCAATTTCTTATCACCCTTATCTTCCTTTTCATAAATGACTTCTTCGGTTGTAGTAGTCTTTCCGGTTACCTTTTTATGGAAACCCATCTGACTATCTGCATAGTTTTTTCCAGTTGAGTCGGCATACTTCCCTGGAGTAATACTTTTTACACCACCTCTTTTTGATTCTCTTTCTTTTTCTGCTTTGCGTTCTTTCGCAAGCATTCTACGATACTCATCTTCATGAAGAGTTTCTTCTTTTCTGGTGTCCTGACCATCAGCAACTCCACCCTTTTTGCGTTGGATAGCGTTATGAACTACTCCAGCGTGCTCCTTAGAACCACTCTCTACTTTACCATCACCATCATAATCTTTCTTTGCTTTCTTACCACCATAATTTGGTTTTGGATCTCCCTTAAAAGCATCATCCACTTCCTTTCTTCCAGTAATCTCAACAGAAGAAATATTCTTATTTGCTCTCAGTTCGGCAATCTTTGCACGATCTGCTTTTCTATATGTCGTATTGCCAGTTGCTCTATCAGTTACACGAATAACAAACTTTCTTTCTTCTTTACCTTCAAAAACTCTTCCAAATACATATCCCGAAGAAGATTTCAAGTGCTCAGTAACAGGAACGATACCTGGATCAATTTGCTCACCAAATAACTTCTTCTTGACAATTGCCTTTACACCACCAGGTGCAGGAGAAGAATTTAGAAGTTGTCTATAGAGTTGTTGGACTTGTCCAGGACTAAGATTCGAACCAGACTTACCCTTCATTTTTTGTCTTGCTTTATACCTAATATCAGAAGCAAGTTGTGATGCTTGCTGCTCAATACTAGTATCTCCTGCAGCATGACCTCTACGAGGACCTTCTTCAAAAATATTTTTATCCATTGGAAGATCTGATAATTCTTACTTTTTTCTATACTTATTTATAAATTGCTTTCCCCATTCACTTCCAGGAACCATTTTCTCAACATACTTACGATGAGCATCAGTTCCCACAAGTCTCTGATCAGCAGGAACACCGGATGGAGCATTGCTATTTGTCACTGCTTCCGATACATCTTTAATCCAAGATTTAAACATAATCTTATCTTCGGTAACACAAATCAGATGATTCGTTCCTCGACGAATAATCTTACCAACCAATCCAGTATTAACATTCTCTACCAGTTCACCGACCTTAAAAATCTTATCATTAATAAAGTTCTCACGAAGTCCTTTCCAATCAAACTTCGGAGCAATCTCCCACATATTCCATCCTTCTTTAATATTCATCGCAGAACGAAGAGTATTATAAAGTTCTCTTGCCTGCTTATTATTCAGTGATGAAGGAACACCTTTACGAAATGATGTAAAGTCTCCTTCTGCTGCTGCCTTTCTTTGCTTAGATGCAGACATACCAGAAACATCATCACCATCAGGATCACGATCTCCTGCCGAGAGAACTTCTACATTATCAAAAGCATAGAGTTTTCCATTGTAATTATTTGAGAGTTTTTCAAACTCGGCAACACGATCACCACCACCGATGATACGAACACCAGCATATCCATCCATATGTGCCTTCTTCAGTACATCAAAAATTGTTCGATTCTGTGGATCATTAACAATCTTTTCACTATGATTTGGATACATCTGTCTCATAATAGAGATCTTTGTATCAGGGTCTAATGGATTCTTCTTCTTATCCTGGCTACGTGATGGAACAATTATATAATCCCCATCATCAGAACTTGATGCTACAGTATCAAGAAGTTTTTCGTGTCCAGTTGTTGGTGGATTAAAACGACCAAATGCAACGGTCAGAGTTCCTTTCGTTTTTTCTACTGGTGGTGGTCCCTCTTGTGCAGGTGCCTGTTGTGCTGCTGGTTGTTCTGGTGCTGCTACCTGCTGTTGTGGTGCAGGTTCTTGTGCTGGTTCTTTTTCGTATGTTGTTTGAGATAGGTTCTTTTCCTTATCAGATTGTGGAGGATCCTGTCTACCAACTCGTTGTCTCTTATTATAAAACTTCAGTCTTCCTTTTTCTGTCTTTGCAACAAACTCACCATTATTATCGTACCATCCACCATGACCATCACTTTTCAGACCAAGACGTGCTGCCTGCTGAGTTGCAGTATTTTCAGACAGAAATTGGAAAAAACTTTTCATTACTTGTTCAGACGTTTAATTATTTCTTTTTCGTGTGCAACAATATACCTGAGGACTTCCATCCTCATTTTCTTATATTTATTCATCATACGATCTGTGCGACACAGAGTAATCTGCTTATCAAAAACGACATAAACGTGTGCAAGAAACTCATTATACCTCCCCCTTGTGTTCTTTGTGCTTGCCTCAAAGGATTGTAATAACTCGTCAATTTGTGGGTTCATCATTCTATTTTACCATACGGACCAGAATCTGGTGACTGCGAGTTGGCATAAAAATACATTTCTTGAACGATTTTATCCTGAACTTTTTTTGATTGAGATTCAAGTATCTTTGCAAACTTCACCCCTGTAAATTTAGCATATTTCCATTTATCATCTTTACCCTTCACTTGAGCAAGAAACTCATCCTCAGTCATTTTCATTTTTTGAATATCCTGAATATCATTGTATATTTCTCTAATAAGTTTTTCATCATTTAATTTTGGACTATTTGTATAATTTGGTATCTCCGAAAGACCCATAGACTTTAACATTTTGTTTAGTGGACCAAAAGAAATTTTTCCTTGATTAGCAGAAGCACCCTGAATTTCACCTTTCCATCCCGATGGACCACCGGAGTCAGATCTCCATTGAATTTCAAATTTACCGCCAGGTTTCCAAATAGTAAAAGTGTCCATAGCACTCAATGGATTATCTTCTTTTTTAAATACAATAGTTTTTACATATTGAATGTCACCAGCATTTCTATCTTTAGTTAGATTGTAATACTTGAATGGTTTAGCAGTTTTTGATATTTTTTTGAGTGAGACTCCTATCAATTTTTTATCATTGATAAGATTTACCATCAATTGATTCAATCCTTTTATTGTTGCAGCATCTTTTATTGTTTTCCAGTCTGCTTCAGACATTTTATTTGATACGAGGTAAAAATCAGCAGGACTCCACTTATTGATATTACTGAATAGTTTTTCTTTTCTATTCAATTCTTTCAACTTAGATTCTATAATAGCAACTTTCCTACTTCCCCTATGAAATGTCCAATTTATATTTTTGTCAACTTTCGAATATAGTTCATTTGCACCCTCTATTGAAGAATTGATCCAATCCTCAGAGATATTCAACATATCTTCAAACTTAGCATCAACATCAATAAAGGTTTTACATTTCTCAAAATTTGATGTCGATACATCTTCTACTTTTATTTTTCTGCCCAGAGAACGGAAAGCCAATGCTGCATAAAGACACTGTGCAGATTCAACATTTCTAGTTTGAGCTGCTCCTCGATCAGCACCTTTTCTAACAGGTTTATAAATTATGACTATTTTATCGTTGGTCAAATTTACAACAGTAGCAGGAAAAGAAGATGCTCCCACCTTTTCCCTCTTAATTTTATTGTTAGGTATTTTAGATCTTATAAATGCATCTTCAACTTTCTTCTGCATCGATGCCCTGTCTGGACCTTTGACAATAAAGGTCGTGCTCTTTGAAGATGCAGACTTTACAGTTACATCAAAATCTCTAAATGAAGTTATAATGTTGTAAACCTCTTCTCCAAAATTCATTTTTTACTCCAATCCTAATTTTTCTCCAGCAGCATACATTCTTTTTTGCAATTCACTCTGCGGTTTTTTCTTTTTCTTTTCTTCTGGTTTTGGAACCGGTACTGGTTCTTGCTTTACTTGTGGTTGTGGTGCTTCTGGTTTAGTGGGTTCTGGTTGCTGTTGTGGTGCTGGTTGAGGTTTAGTTTTTTCTCTTGCTTGTGCTGCTCTTGCTTGAATATCAGCAACAGATTTTTGAGCATTATCAACTGCTTGTGCTGCAGCTGCTTGTCTGGCAGCATGTTGTTGTGCCACATCAGGATTGTTCTGTAAGAAATTAGCAACGTGCTGTCTTCTTACTCTCTTTCCATTATTAGTCACAACTCTCGCATCTGCCTGTTCTCTCTCAGCATCAGAGAGTGCTTTTTGTGCTTGTTTTTGTGCGGCAGCAGCATTCCTCAATTCCTTCCTTCTATTTTGAATATCAGGATCTGCTTCTGCTGCAGCAAGTTTTGCTCTTCGTTCAGATTGTGCTCCTGTAATTGGTCCTTGTTGTGGTTTTGCCTGATTATCTGTTCTATCTGCATCAGGTTTTGCTGGACCAACTCTTCCAGCTAAAGCACCAGATCTTTGTATTCTTTCTGGTTTTTCTCCTCTACGTCTCATTTCAGATGCACGATATCCATCTTCCCTTTTACTACTTTTACCCTTTCCAGATCTAGGAGTAAGAGGTTGGTCCGGTTCCCCTCTTTGCGATACTGGTTCTGCCTTTGCTCTACTAACAACTTCTCCTGTTTTTGGATCTACATAGGTTCCCCTAACAACTTCTCTTGCTTCTCCAGATGGGGATGACTTGAGGTAGTCAGAAAGTTCTTGATAAGTTTTATATTTATTAGTAATAGATTGAACTCTTTCTCTCTCACCTTTTTCTAAACTTCCCATATCGACAGTTCCCCTAATAACTTTCAAAGCCGTTAGTGTATCTGGATATTTTTTATTATCTTTTTTCATATTGTTGAGAATGGAAGCAAGTTGTTTTGGATTTTTTTTATATTTTTTAACAATTGATTCCACTCTTCCATATTCACCTTGCTCCAAATCTTTCAGATTAATTTTACTCTTTGCTCCCTCTACTCCTGATTTATAAGTTCTCAATGCAGTCAAGGCATCTTTGAAGTCTTGACTTTCCGAATCCATCTGAGCAGAAACTTTTTTTCCAAATTTTTGTTCGCCACCAGCAGCTTCTTTATCAACTAATCTATCAAATCCTGGATAATTTTTTACAAGAGAATCAACTGCAGACTGGGCAATTGACAATCTCTTATCATTTTTTGTTTTATTTTCTGTTGGACTGATTTTTAAACTTTGTGCTCTAATATACTTTGATATGTTAGATTCCACATCTGCTTTAAATTTTTCAATATCTTCTTTAGATGCACCATCTTTTTTCAGTTTTTGAATATATTTTTTAGCAGCAGCTTGGAATAATCCTCTGACTTCTTCTGGTTCTGCAGATAAAGTTTGAGACCCTTCTCCTTGTTTTAAACTAATTCCTTGTCCAAATTTTTTATCTCTTGTATCTGCAATAGAAATATCTCTTTTTGAAGTATCTGCTTCTTTTCCAACCACTTTCCACATTCTTGTAGTTGGTGGAGTTGCCCCACCTTCTACTTTAGCATAAGCAGTTGATCTATTAGCAGCAGACTTTCCTCTTCTACCTTTAGTATATGCTACTACACTATCTGGTGCTAATTTCAATTCATCATAATATGTTGATTGACTTTGACTTAAGTTATTATCTTTTCCCTTTTGAAATCCCCTTTTTGCTTTCTCAAAACTTAATGGATGTTTCGGATCGTTTTTAGAAGCAGCAATTTCTTTTTCCATTGCTTCTCTAGCTTCATCATATTTTCCAGCATTTATAAGATCTCTTACATCTTTACCATATTTCCTATGAGTAATAAAATGGTTCCACACTTTTCTGAATGCGTGTTCATCACTATATTTTCCCTCAAATAAAGAAAATGAAAACTTACTAAAATAACACTCAAATATAAAATTTTCGAAAGACTTCATTTCTATCTTTTAGTCTATTATATTCTATTTAGAATGGAGTTAAGGAGACTCGAACTCCTAACCTTTCGGATGCAAACCGAATGCTCTACCAGTTGAGCTATAACCCCTTGAGATAGTCCCTCTCTTTTTGATAAGGAACTACTTCACCAGTTTTTATTTTCCATCCCTCATGAAGTTCAGGAACTAACCACTGGTCAACCCGATAACAATATTGCCAGTTAACGGGTTGTATACAATTCATTATAACTACTGTCCAAAATGCTGTCAAGTAGTTAAAAATCGTATACATCAGTCTTCTTTCAGTATCTCTTCAAGTTGATTGTCAATCTGAACGATTGCTTCACGAATTTGAGAAACTCGTTCAGGACACGCATCACCATATGTATACATTTTAGTGTCGGTAAACAAAGACTCACGAATTGCTGCTGCCTGATAGACAGACAATTCTAATGTTACTTTCTTTTCTTCACTCACAGGTCTCCCTCCACCATATTTACATCCATTAGTTTATTTTTAGTTGTATCATCCTTTTTTCTAAATTCGTGCAAATCTTTGCAATACTTCATCACATTTTCTCTGACAGTATTGAGTGCTTCTTTACTTTCTTCAGTTTCCTCACCAACTTTCATAGAGGTAATAGTCACTCCACCAGTTTTATTTCTGTAAGAATAGATGACTTTATTAGAACCACTATCAAGTTGTTGTTGAACTCCTTCCATAGTTCCGTGCATTTTTGCTGAAGGAACTTCCTCAAAATCTATATTAAGATGTGCAAAGGAATATTCAAGAGTATCAACTTGCATTTTCGTCAAAGTAGTCACAGGTCTCCCTCCGCACGATTTTCAGAATAGTA